CTCGTCCGAGACAATACGAACCCGACCCAAAATGATGAATCTCCAGTCATCTTCAGACAGGGGGTAAACCCCGCCGAATCCTATCGCGGTAAGGTCATCTCGAAGGGGACGAACGCCACGCCTATTGATCTCCATGGTGACCTGGATATCTATCTGCGGAGTTACTTCGAGAGCGACTTTTTCGCTACATTTGGCGCTCCGGCAGCAGCCTCTGGGGGTGCGGGTGGGGAACAGTATCGCTACTGGTCATTTAGTGGTACGGCGGTTGAAGTGATCGCTTTACGAGGGGGCTTTGTTATCCCGAATCGGTGCATACACGGGGAGCTTGTCTTCCGCCTCCAGTTCACGCCCGCTGTCAATAATCCGACAGGTCAGGTTACATGGTCGATAGATACTCCGAACGCCGAGAACATTCCCCTTGCAGCTAACTTCGACTACACAGCCGAGCAGGACAGCGGAACGTACACCTATGCTGGGACAGAGACGGCTGGCCTCCGCTATGAGCAGGTTGTCGTTACTACCAGCAGCGGCAACTTCCTCGAAGGGAATTTCGTTCGGTTCGATGTGATCTCGCAGGGCGCAGGCGATAGCAACAACGATGCAAGACGGCTTGTCAATGTAGATGTCTATTTCCGGCCTTCGGCATAACAGGGTAGCATAAGTGTCCGCTTTTGTTCTTCGCCGCAGTACAGGAGGGTCAACCCTTCGGGGCGGAGACACCCTTCGTGGCGTTGAAGTACTAGTCCTTAGCCCAGTTCTTGGCGTAGCTGCGCTTCCTAACGTTACTCTGGCGCAGATCATTGTGCCGTCGGCAGTCGAAGGAGTTTCCGCGCTCGCCAACATCGCGCTGGAGACGCCCGCGAACGTTGTGCTGCAAGCGGTGAGCGGTCTCGCAGTACTGGCGAGCATCGTCCTAGCACAGATCATTCCGTTAGATGCGGTCTCCGGCATTGCTTCACTTCCTAATGTCGCGTTGGCAACATCGGCGGATGTTCTTCTGCAAGCAGTGAACGGTCTTGCGGTACTGGCGAATATCACGTTCGCGCTCGTGCTCCCTCTGGACGCTGTGGCCGGAATCGCCGCCTTGCCTAATCTTGTGCTGGCCACGCCTGCTTCTCTTACGTTGGAGGCAGTGAACGGCATCGCGGTTCTCGTGAACATCGTCTTGAGCCAGATCATTACGCCTGATGCCGTTCTCGGCGTCGCTTCGATAATAAATGTTGCGCTCGCTGCGCCCGCGAGTCTTGTGTTAGGGGTGGTTTCGGGCGCTGCTTCATTAGCGAATGTAGTTCTTAGTCAGATCATTCTGCTTGGGGCTGTCGCGGGGGTGGCTGCTCTCCCTAACGTCTCAATCGAAACTGCTGCCACCCTTGTCCTTGGAGCGGTCTCTGGGATTGCTGTGCTTGAAAATATCGTGCTGGCGCAGATCATTCCTCTAGATGCGGTTTCTGGAATCGCTTCTCTCCCCAACGTCGTGTTGGCGACATCTGCAAATCTCGTACTGGACGGTGTTTCGGGTGTTGCGTCACTGACGAACGTCACTCTTTCGCAGATCATTCTGCTCGATGCGATCTTGGGGGTAGCTTCGGTCGCGAATATGATCGTCAGTGTGGCGGCGGAGATTGTTCTTGGGGCGGTTTCTGGAGTAGCGGCGGTTGCGAACCTGACGCTCTCACAGATCATTCCGCTGGATGTAGTCGTCGGCGTCGCCACGCTTTCCAATGTCGCATTGGCAGCGCCTGTCACCATTGTTTTGCAGGGTGTGAATGGTGCGGCGACGCTCGCGAATGTCACTCTTTCGCAGATCATTCCGTTGGAGGCGATTGCTGGGACTGCATCGCTCGTCAATCTTGCGCTGGCTGCCCCAGCGGATGTTGTCCTACAAGTGGTGAGCGGCGTAGCCGCGCTCACGAACGTTACGCTTTCACAGATCATCGTCCCCTCTACTGTTTTGGGTGCCGCGTCGTTGGCAAACGTCGCGCTGGCAGCACCTGTGGAGCTCGTTCTGGGGACAGTTTCGGGAGTTGCGGTGCTCCAGAACATTGTCTTGAGTCAGATCATTGTGCCGAGCTCGGTAGCCGGTGTGGCTTCGCTGATGAACATCGATCTTTCCGCTCCGGCGATACTGGCGTTGGATGCGATCAGCGCGGCTGCTTCGCTACCGAATGTTACGATCTCTACTGGGGCGGGCGAACTTATTCTGGCTACGGTGAGTGGGGTCGCAGTTCTCGCGAATATCGATCTCTCGGCTGCGACGATCCTCGCGTTTAGCGGTGTATCCGGTGTCGCGACACTCGCAAACATCAGTTTGAGTGCTGCTGCGATCTTCTCACTTGAGGCTGTCACGGGCATAGCATCACTTGCGAACCTTGCATTGGTCGCGCCAGCCATACTTACCCTTGGTGGCATATCCGGTGCTGCGGTACTCACAAATGTTGTCATCTCGGCGGGTGACCTCGTCCTGGCGATGATCAGTGGCATAGCGTCGCTCGCGAATGTCACTATTTCAGCCGCTGTGGTTCCTCCCCCACCTGTATCTGTGATCCCTGGATGCTACCACGTATGGCAACGTCATGTTCTTGTTTAAGGGAGGCTTTACAAACCTTGCGCGAGTATGCTATAATAAGAACTTGCACGGAAGCATCGGCGACTCTCCAGGGATGGGGTTCCTACCCAGCGAGCAGTCCAGGATGCATGAAGCCCCCGTCACGCAAGGATCGCGGTCTCCGGAGCGTACACGGTTCCCCCTTACGCGCTGGAGCGATCCTGGGCTGCTCGGTAGGCAGGAATACCTGTTGCCAGAAGGAGGGCTCTTATCGTTATCTTCGTGACACTTGTATCAGCATATTGTCTGATAGAGGCAGGCCATCAGTTTGCTCGCGCCTTTAGGTTATCGGCCTGAGCCTGTCCGAAATGAAACCAATGCTGTGATAGCGATGATTCTCATTTCGGTCGCTGCTATTGGCTTATATCTAGCACTGACATTGTGAAAAAGAAAGGAGGTCTGAGATGAGACAGTTTGCTGTTCTCGCACTAAGCGCAATCGGAATCGTCACCCTCTTCTTGTTCTTCACCGTGCCCTCTACCTCGACGGGGAGCCCATCTGATGCGGACGGAGACGGGTGCCTCGACAAAGTGGAAGTCCAGATGGCGCTCGGAAGCGAAGCGTTCGGTGGCTTGCGCGATCCCGCAAATCCTTGGGACTTCTACGACGTGAACGGTGACAGGGAGATCGACCTGTTCAATGATATCTTTGGTGTGGCCTTTCTCTTCGGGCTCAACGCGGGAGACACGGGCTACATTGTCGCGTTCGACCGTGGCGCTCCCGTTGGCCCGAACGTTTGGAACCTCACCCCACCGGACGGAACGATAGACCTCTTCAACGACATCTTCGGCGTGGCGTTCCAGTTCGGACATTCATGCGCCCTTCCTCCGCCTCCGGTTGTCGTCGAGTGGAATTGCACGGCCCATCCCGAAGCCAACCCACCGCCAGGCTACACGTGCGAGAGCTTCGCCGCTGAGGCGAAGGACATCATGGAGTGGTTCCAGTCTCAGGAGGGTGGCGGAGCGGCTGCTACGGGCTGCGTGAAGATGCCTGACGACGAACTGGGCGAGGGCGGCTGGCTCTCACTTGACGGCTCCAATTGCTTCGAGGAGATGGGACAATGAGAGAACAATCAGCCTGGTCAATCGTTCTCTGGCTCCTCAGCATTCTTCTCCTCATAGGGCTCTTCACGCTCTTTTTATATGAGCGAGCCGACGCCGCCCACAACGCGACGGTCTGCGGCTACGGAACGTCGGACGGCGTGAACGCGGCACCGAACCCAGACACGTTCCTCGCCGTCGCTCTGCTCCACTGCGATCCGCCTCCCGAAGCAAACAACAATCCCGATGCGATGAGCGAAGTCGTGTTCTGGGACTGGTTCGACTGGTCGGCGGGAACGTGGAAGACGGGCGACGTGTACGACATGGCTGGCTGCTATGAGTGCACCCACGTCAAGAGCCTGGCCACCAACGACGTGCCTATCGGCACCTTCATGGGGATTAACTGCCGTCGCGCCGAGACCGTCCATCTCGTCTGGCATCACGCAGATCCCGGGACGCGGGTCTACTACTACAGCGTCAGCGATATGGAGTGCCGCTGAGCGCGTCTCCTCCAGGAAAGCCAAAACCGAAGCTAGAGGGAGGGTAGCCCCCTCCCTCTAGAAACGCCCCCAGGCCTCCTGAGGACGAGATCTGGGCCTCTGCTGAGCCTGACCCCTAGGAAGGGGCGGCGACCAGCAAATCCCAGGCCCGTTGCTTCTGAGCAGCCCCGTAGCCGAACAGAAGGCTCTCGGAGCGCCGCCTGTCCCAGCCGTGTAGGTAATCGGTGAACTCGCTGACGGCGTTGGCCGCTGCCCAGCGAGTTCCCGCGATCTCCGGTGCGGCGTTCCCCTTGCCCTCAGCGAACAGGCGGCGGACGAGCTCGCGGCGCTTCGAGATGACGGCAGGCACCCCGAGCTGGGTGTAGAGCTCGGGCTTTGGCTCCATCAGGAGCTTGAGTGCGGGCTCGGTGGGTTGACCGATCATCAGATGGCGAGGCATCGGAAAGATGCGCTGGAGGAACCCTTCAAGCTCGCGGTCGCTCATCGGCTGCTGCGCCATCTTCGCGGCCTGCTCCTCGAACGTCCGCAGGTGCTCATGCGCCAGGCCCAGCGCCTTCCGCGCGTCGTCGGCGTTCAGCCGTCCAGTGATCCCTCGGAAGTGCGCGCGGCGGTAACCTCCACCTTGCCGCTTACCCTCGCGCACGGCGACGTTCCAAGTGTTCTGACAGACGACCCGGATGGGTGTGTAGTGCATCCGGAACGACATGCTCCCGTCGTGCGCATTGAACAGGGCGAGATAGCTCTCGACCTTGTCCACGCCATTGATGACGATGTCCTCGGGCAGCCGCGCGAGAATCCAGACCTTCTCACCCTCTCCGAGCGAGCCGCTGGTGTGGTACATCGCGCGGCCCTCGCCGACAACCTCGTCGAAGAACGCGAACGCGGCGCTGTTCTGTACCGGCTCGTAGAGTTTGCTTACGCAGCCCAGGACGGCCCGTGTGTCCTCGCGGACGACGGCCTTCATGTTGGGCACGGTCGTCGTCACGCGCTTCCCGTCGAGCACGATCTCCGCCCGCATAGTGGCGAGCTGAACGCGCCAGTCGTTCCCGCTGGCGACGAGCATCTCGGCTGCGGTGACGGGCTTGTCTCCGAGTGGAACGGCTTGTCCGTTGTCTTGATCAGTGCCAACCCACCAGGGGTTCTCACCGACGAATGCCATCTTCTTCACGTTGGCTACTATTTGATTCCCTCTTCCTTTCTCGCTGCGTGCGGGCAGCGGCTAGTAGACCTCGACGAACTCGTCGAGCATGGCGAGTACTTCGTCATAATTCTGCGTTTGGAAGGCGCGGTCAGTGAACTCTTTTGCTCGCTCGGGCTGACCCGCCTGCTTGAGCGTCCGGCTCACACGTCCTATGATCGCGAACACGTTCCCATCAGTACCGATGATCTCGCATTCGGGCTTCTCGTTACTCATCTCCGTTTCTCCTTCTTCGCTTGCTCACGTTGATACGTGACCTGGCAGATGCTTGGCTTGCCGCGCGGGCCAGGACAGAACAGGAGCTCGCCGACCCCTGGAATTGCTCGCCCGCACTGTTTGCACTTACGGTCTTCATTCATGGCGGTCGTACTCTCCGAGGATGCCGCGCTCATCGAGCCGCGCGAGCAGCCAGTCCATCGAGTTCATCGCTGTGGACGCTCCGCACATGTGCGCCCAGCCAGCGAGCGTCTCATCGACCTCATCCTCGTTCTTGAACCGACCGAGGAGTGTGATCTCATCGTCCCAACGCTTAGCATATAGGTCGCCGGTCTCTCCTACCCAGCTTACGCGATAGGGGACTTGGCTGTCGGGCCGATACCACCACACGCCGAAGTCCTTCTCAGGCGAACGTTCGCCGCCACGCTCCGCGTAGAACGCTTCGAGGTTCTCGTAATCGCGTAGCTCGTGCCAGGTTTTCATGAGTCTTCGCCCTTCTCATCTGACATCTCGGCAGAGTACAGACGAAGGACTGTACCGCGATGCGTCGTCATATATCTCCGCACCCATGTCTCGAACATCTCAGCGTGGTGCTGAGTCTCGAACTCTGCGTGAACAACTGTCCTAGTCTTCACTTCGCTTCCTCCTCGATCTTAATGTCTTTGATCTGCTTTGGATTGAGGGAGTCTTGCTTTCCACCCGTAACAGTCCATGCAAACTGTCTCTTCCGGAGTTTTGCTGTCCCCCGAGGTGGCCCACCGTCGAGCGACTTCATTACCCCGTGGAATCTTTCCCCCACAGCGATCACAAACGCGATCCTTCCGAGCACGATATGTAGTCCACATCTATTCCTTCTCCTCGATCTTGATGTCTCTGATCTGCTTTGGGTTCAAGACGACTTCGTCCTCTCCACGCCCAACGAACGCGCCCAGGAACTTATCGGGGGGAATCGTACACGAGACGACAACGCCCTTTCCTTTGTTAAAGCGTTTCGCGAACCAGGCCGCACGTTCAGGAGACCGCGTCCATGACATGCCACGAGCCCAACGCTTGTTTGAGACGCCTCGGTAGAGCGTTAGTGATGGCCCATGCATGATCGCGCAGACGCTCGCGGGCTCCATGTCCGTAACGAGTCCGGCCTCACGCGCGGCGATGAACAACGGGAGAACGACACTCTTGATAACGTGAGGGTTCTCTGCATCTGTCCAGGCCCATGCGAGAATCTTGCGCAGCATGTGAATGTCGAACGCTCGCGCATCCCACCATTGCGCCAACATGTGAAGTCGCCACGGACGTTCGTAGTACACGAGAGCGCCTTCGTAGTCCTCAGAAGAGAGCGCAGTCTTGAGCATGCGTTCCTTCTGTTCGAGCATCTCGTTCGCAGCATGTGGAATAATGCCGAAGACTTGCTGCACCAAAGGGTGCTGAAGCATCAGTCCGAGCGGGCCTTGTTGTACGTACTCTTGCAGTTCAGGTACGAGCTTCGACACGTCGCCAATGTCTTGCATATGCTTAGCGAACTGTGTCTTCACGATGGAGACGCAACCTTCTCTGCGAAGGCGTCAATGTCATCGCCCTCATCGTCGTACCATTCAACCCAGTCGCCGTCTTCGTAGACAGCCAGGCTGATGGCGTTTCCCCAGATTCTTGGGTTAGCAAGATCCTGTTGGGCCAGCTTGTCGATCAGGCTAACGGCTTCTTCGGGGGTCTTCACGTCGTGCCATTTCGGTTCGTCTGGTGGATTCTGGATGTGCCAAACGCGCAGATCTCCGTTTCGATACTCGCTCATGTTGACCTCCTCTCGTAGTAGCAATGGATGCAGCCCAAGTCGTGCGTCGCGCTGCGAACGATCTGGTTCGCCTTGACCCACCAGCCGCAGTGCTGGCACTTCTTCATAACGCGTTCTCCTTCGCAGTTGGCACCCACCGTTGATGCTGCCAACAGAAGTTTGTCCCTTCCTTAACGCTTCGCCGACACTGTTCTCTGTTGTAGTGAAGCTCAAAGCCTGAACGACCGCGCCCCGTCCGCCGGTAAGTGTTGCGCTTGTAGACGTTCTCTTTGCATTGGTTAGGTCTCACGACGCGTCCTCCTTGAGCAGCACCAGTCGTAGATGTTTGCATAGATAGACCTCCATCGGACGACGCGGCGCGCTCTGGAAGTTTTCACACGGGCAATGCGGCGGGCTGACGGCGTCGCCCGTCCAGACGTTGTACTTCACGGAGCTGCTCTCGCTGGTGACCTCGACGTAGCGCCCATCGGCGGGAAGCTCCGGGACTACCTGTCCGCAGGCGAGGCAGAACAGGTCTCCGTCCACGCTGGCGAGCTCTCCGCCGCAGCCGAGGCAGCGCTCAGCGAGGTACTGGTGGAAGCCGCAGAGCGGCCCTGTGACGGTGCGTGGAGCCCGACAGCGACTCTCGTGCCGAACGCCAGTGGCGTCGGTGGCGAGAACTTTCCCGCTGCACTGAAGCTCGGTTACCATCTCCAGCTATCCTTCTTCTCGTTCTTCCACTCGCGCTGAACGTACTCCTTCAGCCAGCCCGTCACGAGACCGCCCGCGCGCCGGAACTTCCGGTAGAGGGCGAGGAGGGGCTTCATGTCCTTCCAGTTATCGCTACTGATGTTCGTCCAGATGTCGAGGTAGATCGTATCGAACAAGCGTCCGCGTAGTGGCGGCTGCCGACCGTCGGCGCAGATGACACGGAGCTTCTTGTGCGTCACATGCGGCGCGACGAGCGCGATCACTTCGGGTTCCAGTTCCAGCACTGTCACGCTCGTGACTTCGGGCTTCCGGCAGAGGGCGTAGGGAACCATGCCCAGCCCCAGTCCGATGATCAGTACATCGCCGCGCGCCTGGCGGACGATGTCGTGATTCGTTGCGCGCTCCATCTGGGTGTCGCTCATCCAAAGACTGTCCCACGATGAGTTGCCGTTCTCGCTCGCCCGCTTCAGACCGCAGTACGTTCCTTCCGAGACGTAGCTATAGGGGCCTCGATTGAACGAGCTTATCATGCTCGCGTGATTATCCACGACCATGTGCTCGATGTAGAAACGTCCAGGCTGCCGCTCGCTCGCGGGGATGATCTTGACCATGTCGGGAAATGTTCTGGTGTTTTTCATCGCTTCGGCCTCCACTGGCCGCACGAGCGGCAGTAGGCGCGGTATGTCACGACTAGGCCACGCCCCGTAATCTCGCTCGCGAGCACGTCGCTCGTCGGTTCCCACTGATGGCGCGAGCAGCGCAGCTTCCCCGCGCGGCGCAGCGCCGCCTTCGCGGCCTTCGACCCTTGCGCCGCTCGTGTCTTGAGGAATCCGATGCCGTGGCCCCGTCCGCCAGGTGCGAAGTGAGCGACCTCGTGCTTGATCGTTTCCGCCCAGCCTTTTCCGAGCCCACGCCGCACACAGATTGTCCCGTAGAGAGGGGTCTTCTCGTAGCAATGAGCGTGAGCTCGGTGATACTTGCGCTTGAGGCGGCAGACCTTGCCATCCTGGCGCTCGAAGGCCGTCCCTGACCAGACCACGCGCAGCGGCATATCCAGACCGAGGCGCTTCGCTTCGCGCTCTGCCGCGTGTTGCATCGTAGCCAGGCTAGCCACGGCGCACTTCCTCTACAATGGCACGGGCCTGCTCGCGCACTTTTGCTCCGTCCATGTAAGAGGCGTTCAGCCATTCCTCCAACGCCTTGATGGCCATATCACGCTGGGCCAGGAGCGTAGGGGCTTGGGCGATTAGGGCTGCGTTGGCCGCAGCGTTGCCGAAGTGAACCGAGCCTCCTCCCAGAATGGCGATATAGTTTCCTTCGGTATCTTGGATCGCAGGTGGCTGCTCGGCCAAGGGGATGCGGCCCTTATCGCTCGGACCTATTCTCCATGGCCCTGGTGTGTGCTCTGCTATCTTTGTCATTATTCTCTCCTTCTCCCGCGCTTCGGCGGGCCGGTGATCTCTGCCTTCCGGCGTAGCAGCTCGGCGCGGCGGGCGGGTTGAACGAAACGCGCCCTCAGCTCTCTATAGAGAGCCCTGAGCTCCGCCTGAGCCGCGCCAGGGCTGCCGTCGTACCGGAAGACATGGGTGAGGCGGACGGTGCTTCCGCCACGCACCCGCACGACCTTCTCGCGTAGATACGAGGGCTCCGTCTCCTCGGCGATAAACGTTTTGCCTCGGTCGTCCACGAGCGTATCGCCCACGCGGACTTCGTTACCGAGCATGTCGAGCGCGAGGTTCATCGCGCCCTCCGCAGCCCCAGCACACCAGCCGCCAACCGGCTGAGTGCCTCCTGGGTGAGCGGAAGCTCGCGCTTCGCCAGCACGTAGCCCCCACAGACCAGCCTGGTCTTGCTGCCCGTGGCGAGTCGTGTCTCCTGGCCGCACTGTAGGCATAGCATCAGTTCGGCTCCTTCAAAGGACGAGCGCATTTGCGACATCGTCCTGAGATTAGTTCAGTGACGAGACCTATCCAGTGACACTCAGGGCATTGAATACTCTCTGCCATCAGCTCGTTACTCCTTGCGCTCCCTCGTTGTGGTAGGCTCGCACGATCGGCGCGACCGGCTGCATGGGCCGCTCCTCGCAACGCTCGTCGCCGCGCGGGTGATCGAGAATCTTGTGCAGCTCGATCTTCGCCGCGAGCGCCTCCATCGTGAGTGCCCGAAGAACCTTGCCTCCGAGCGGGCAGGTGTACGTCTTGACTTTCTCCATTGCTTTATCCTCCTCATTTCTATTGTCGGCTCGCGGGCCGAAGAACTTTAGGGGCTACACAGGATAGATCGGACAGGGTGTTCGCCCCGTTGTTCCGATCTGTGGCACGGAAATACCGCTCCTACCTTCGCACTTCCGTCGAAGCGCTCCCTTCCACAACCTCGCCCCTCTCCGAGCTACTTCCTTTGATTGGCTTGAACAGCCGTCTCGAAGGCCGCGCTCAATCGAAGCAACTCCTTCACAGTGGCGCTTCCGAAGCGTGGCTTCAAGCTGAAGCGAACCTTGCTTTCTCCGTCCTCCTCCATCTGAGCGTGCTTGAACAACGCTTCCGCCACTAATGCCGCGTCCCGATCTGCCAGTTTGAGAGTGACACTCACGTTCACTTCTCCTTTCATATGCTGACCATGCCATCATCAGGCTCGCGCCGGTCAAATGCGCGAACGACCGCTTCTGGGCCTAGGAAGCGGTTTCGGCTCGTGCAGATTGAATGATTTCTTGCAGTCGCGCCACAGCGATGTCGCGCGTCGGGTATTCACCTATCGTAACGTCGCGTTTCCCAACGTACAGGACGACGCGCCAAACCATCTTGCGCGACACATATTCGATTCGTCCTTTGTCTCGTGGCATTTCTTCCTCCAGTCTTGCGTGACGTGCCTCATCAGGTTGTGTGCCGTCAACCACACAACGACCGACAGACCGCTCATAACTGGCCCATCGGTTTCGGCTTTCTCAAAACTCCCATCGCGCTCGGTACTATCCCCTGTCCGTTTGGCCCGCTGGTCGGGCCTATCGAGCGCTCCCCCATCATCTTCGGGGGGAGAGTGGAGTGCCTTTCAGCGGGAGCTCCTATTTGCTGGGGCCTTGACCTCGCCCGCGACCGCTTCGGTGGCTTTGCTTTTTCTATCCCTTTACTTCCTCCAATGATATTATCGGCTCGCGCGAGGGCTTTGTAAAGGGGTTGAGGGGGCTATTTTGGAACTATTTTGAGGGGGTAGAAAAAGCCGATTCTGAAGCTAGCGGGAGGCTTCGAGGCCAGGGATCTCGGCCTCAAGGATCTCGCGAAGCTGATCGAAAGCGCAGGTGTGATCGAGAATGGTGTAGCGCAGCTCTCCGGCCGAGGCCTTGGGGATCTGGCGCTCGATCTGGCGGTTATGAAAGTCTTCCAGGGTAGACTGAGAGCGAACCTTCTTGAGCTGGCGCTCCGCTGCTGCTGCGCCCTTTGAGATGGAGGAGGCCTGCCTCTCGGTGCTGCGATGCTTCGCTTCCAGGTCGCTCCCGCCAGGCCAACCCTTGATGGGCTTTCCTCCGTTGCGCGCCATCACGCGCTCGTAGCAGACTCCGAGTGGTGTGTCGAGGAAGAGGAAGTGAACCGGCAGCTCGCGCGCGAGAGCTTCCCAGCGGCCCCAAACACCCGTAACGATTAGCCCCTCGAACAGTACATGATGGCCCGCTCCCGCCCAGCGGCGCACCTGCGCCTCGATGGCGTCCATGCTGTTTCCTTTGCCTCCGCTCGCCGCGAAGCGTTTGACCAGAGCGCCAGTGATGTTATCTACGCCTCCGCCCTTGATGGCGTCATCGTAGCGACCGAGAACGCGCAGGCGGGCGGGTAGCCGGTATCCGAAGATCTTGCCGGTCTCGTCAGTGATCTCCGCGCCGTCATAATGGTTGACGATCTGGCGAAGGAGATGCGTCTTACCAGAACCCGACGTCCCACGCACGTTATAGATCATCGTGATAGGATGTACTTCTCGAATGCAGGATTAGCCAGTGCATTCGGGCGGCGCTCGCGGACACGTTCGATTGCTGCGCTCGGGTTGAATCCTATGCGTGCGAGCATGAGCGCCGTTACGAGGCTCGCGCGGTTGCGCCCTCCGTTGCAATGAACGAGCATCGGGCCGTACAGTCGCCAACGTTGTTCAGCCCAGTCGATGAGCTCATCAATCCCTAACGGAACTTGATTGTCCGCGAAGGGCCACTGACGATAGAGTGCAGCATGCCAATTGACAAGATCATCATCGATGTGCGACGTTAGGTTGAGAATTGTGTGAACGCCAGCAGCGGCGAGAGCCACACGTTTCTGTTCGGCAGGCAGTTTCCAGGTTGCGCCGCGCTGATAGAGGCCAGAATAGATCTCGATGAGCTTCACTTGCGCATCAGCCAACAGACGTTCTCGGCGTACTCGGGATAGGGAACAGCCAGAACGTTCCGCAGCGCCGCAGGCCCGAATCGTTGCGTGAGAAGAGAAACCAGTTCATCTGGGATTCGCCGATGTTCGCGGTTCGCTCGGTTGAACGTTGCGCGGCGGATGAATGTTCCGACAATGTTCTCGATACGGAAGTGCTGCTCTAGAAGCTCGCGGAGTTCCGCAAACCCCCATTCATAGTCCCCGTGGTATTTCGGCTGGTCGCGCGCGTAGTCGCGGTTCGGTGTACTGAAAAAGCCGAGTGCACCAGGCTGCATGCAACGCGCCAGATCCTTCAGCCACAATGGAACGAACTGCTTGGGCATGTGCTCGATGCTCTCCAGCGAAAGAGCAAGGTCAACACTCTCTTCTCCGAGAGGGAACGTCTGTTGCTGTGTAAGATCCTGTCGGAGGAAACGCACTTCAATCTCACGGGCGAGCTTTGGGCCAATGAAGTCTAGCGGTTGCTCTTCAATGTCCACGCCGACATAACTGCGCAGCACCGAAGACTTCTTCGTCCAGAAGGTGCTGATCAAGGTGCGTAACGGCCAGAGCTCCCCGCACCCGATATCGAGCACATCAATGGGACGGCCCAGTCGCTTCGCCTCTTCGATGATGAGTGCCGCAGCGCGCTCGTAACGGCTGATGTGCGCGAAGAACTCGACGTCAAAGTCGGCCGTGTTCCGCGCTCGCGAGATTGGTCTACGGAAGACTTTCGACTCGCTCTCGCCGGACGGGGTTGGTGAGGTCGGTCGTGGCGTTGAAGTCAAAACGCAAATCACTCCACAGATATCCGTAGCGTTCCAGAGTATAGCTCAGGGGCTTTCGGTCAGCGGGATCCCAGCCTTGGATCTCTCCGAGATGTTCGTGCGGAAAGAGCGCGGCGCGCGCAGCGAAGAGCTGGCTCGCAGGATTGCCAACCTTCGCCGCATACTTCAGCTCGCTGTCCTGCGAGTGTCCCGGAAACTGTCTACGTCCTAGCTGGCGATAGTCACACAGCAGAACTTCAAGCTCATAGTAGTCCAGGTCAAGATCGTGTTTGGCGCGCAACCGCTCACGCAACAAATCCGCGAGCTGATCGACATGGTGCAGCGCAGCGGGATGATCCTTCCCCGTCAGCACTTCCTGGTGCTTGGGCAGCAGCGTCGCCATCGCGAGACGGGGACTCCAGCCCCCACGAGCACGAATATCCGGCAAGCGGGCGGGCACTCCAAAGCGATGGAGCAGTTCCAACAGTTTGAACTTCGCGTAGCGACCCATATATTTTACGCTATCGACATCCTGCCAGAGGGATTCGTAGGTCGCTTCTTCAGTCGCGCGCTGACATCGCTCGAAGGGCCGGGAGTCGAGCCAGGCAACGTAGCCAGTGAGGAACTCGGCAAATTTCTTCGGCCCAATCACACAGCGGCGCTCAGGACGCGTAGGCAGGCCAGCCTTATGTTCGACGAGCCATGTGTCGAGCTCTAGTGGTTGATCCAATGCTTTGTTCCAGGGCCACTCTTTCCAGATCAGCTCGGCCGCAGGAACGTTGTATGGGTCAACATAGCAGCCCGCTCGCCAATACTTCTCCTCCGGCGAGCAGTCGCGGCTGAGGTACTCGACGACGCGCATGTGAGGGTCTGGCCCACCAGCAGCGCGCTCCAAGCGACAGAACTCAGCGAAGAAGTGCCAGTGCTGCTCGGTTGTCAGCACGCGATGAGCTTGCCAGCGACGAAGCGGCGGATCTGCGGGCCGACACCTCCCTGCTCGTAGAGCCAACGCCAGCGACCGCTCGGCGGTAGCGGGTAGCCGCTCGCCCCGAGCTTGACACGGGGATTGAGGCCATACCCCTTACTGATGGCGAACTCCTCCCCCTTGCGGTACAGGCCGCACCCGTCTGAGACGGCAACGAGCTTGAACCCCTTGATGGTTGGTGCGAGTGCGGGGCGCTTAGTCGGCATGTTCCTTCTCCTTCCAGAATTCGTTTCCTAAGGTCACCCAATCAGTAAACGTTTTGGCGTGTCGGCATGATTCAAGCTGGCCGTAGCGGCGCTCTCGGTAACAGCGCAAGAAGTCGTCAGCGAACTCCATGAATGCCAGTCCACCGTACTTCAGATCATCGAGCACATCGCTACAATCCTTGACGAACTCAACAGGCGAGACTTTCCATTCGTCCAGATCGGCCCACAGCGGCGCTCCCTTGAGCGCGACTACCGGCTCCAGACTGCGCGCGACCATGCGTTCGCTGATCTCAGCGGCAGGGCCGTCACGGTAGATGTGCAGGCTATCGCTCCAGTGGAGCTGCGGCCCGAACGCGACGCCGAGGCGGGCGGCGAGATACTCCTGGAGAATGCCGAACTGCACGATGTTTACGGCATGGAGCCCCCAATGCAGATCGTTACTCCGACAGAAGACGCTCATGTGCAGTGCGCCATCACGGAGCTTGAACATGACCGTATCGTTGCATGGCGGGTCGAGCGTGGGTGCGGTCAGGTCTTCCGCGCGCCAGATCGCGAGGACGGCGCGACGGTCAGCAGAGTCCATGCGTAGCCGCGCCAGCGCGGGCTCAATCTGCCCCGCGATGCGGTAGCCGTACGCGCCGTAGAGCATCTTCCCGTCGTCGCTGAACTCGGCGATGCGCTTGTTGTAGGGCGCGAGCGCCGTGAGGTCGTTGCGACCCGCGAGGAGCCAGAGCGCCTCGGAGAGCGCCAGCCAAGGGTTCAGCCTGCGCCCTGGCACAATGCCGAGCCGGTCACGCGGGTTGGGAATCTCGGTGACGACGTGGAGCAGCTCGCGCGTGCGGAGCCCGCGCAGCGTGACCTCCGGCGCGAGAAGCAGATCATTGAACTGTTGACGATAGACTTCCGCCGGATGACCGGTGTAGTAGTGGATCATCAATCATCCTTCATGGCGCGGCTCGCGACGATAGTGATCGAGCAGCCCCCAACACTCTACAAGAGGCAGGAGGAGATGATGTCCTCCGCGTCGCTGGCGGAAGATCGCGACGAGCGAATTGAAAATCGCATCCACGAGCTCCTCTTCCAGCTCCGCCAGTGTGTCGAGATTCATACAGGTGTTCACCGGCAGCCCGCTCTCCTCATGAATCTCGTCGGAGGCGTACTCCGCGCCATGCGCTGCATATCGCTTGGAGAGAAGCGCCACGAGCGGCAGCGGGAGCGTTTCCTCAATGTCGAGAAGGTTATCCAGAAGGGGCCAAGTCTTACACACGAGCAACTCCGTTCTTGTAGTATCGAAGTTTCGGTCGCGACCTTTTCCCATTGAGCCATGCACGGATGTTCCAATATTTGCGCGCTTCGCAGAGGAGCGACTGTACATCCGCGAGAAGAAGTCGCTCCCCCCACGGGCCTTCCAGTTGGCGCTTCCAGATCTTTTCGCAGAGTGCGAGCTGCGCGTCATAGCTTGTCACGGCCCCGAGCAGCGCCAGCCCGCTGCGCGCTCCAGGGCCGAGGTAGACGAACGAGTCCTCGTCAAACTGTCGGAGAGCGCGCGCGAGGAAGAGGTCACGGTAAACCTGCGTCGCGATGAAGGGGCCGACGTGAGGGATCTCCTGTAACCACTTCCAAAATCCTTCAAGGGACAGATGCGTGCTCAGACCCGTAAACCTTCCGTATATTGCCGAGTAACGAAGCGAAAGGATGAGCTTCTCGCTATGTGGCATTCGGCCACTATAGCCTTTGCTCGCGCCGCCAAACGTGAGGTATGCGGGGCTATAGACCTTCGGGCCATTGCGGATCTTCGTTTCCCAATGCGGGCGGCGCTTCTTCCAGCTTGCAAGTGATGGGAAACCGACGACGTCGAACCACGCGGGATTGTTCACGAGACGGTAGAATACAGTAGACCAGAGAAGTTCCTCTTCCGTCTCCTGTGATTCCGCGACAGTATCCAGGTACCACTGCGTTCCCGCATCGTCAGCGCGACGCACATTGCAAAACCTGAACCGCGCGAGCACATCGTCCTTCGTCCACGGCGGCGGCTCGCCAGCGGCGCGGCGTAGACGTATCTTTTCGCGCTCGCGGGCGAATGACCAGAGGCCGCGCACGCTAGGGACTGCGGCGACCATCAGTCTTCCTCAACTGGCGCAGGTGACGCTTGCGCATCTTCTCGAAGAGCTCCGGCGCAGCAGCTTTCGTGAGTCCGAGCTTCTGTATCTCCGCTCCCGCGCGGCGTGCGGCGGCGAGTGTGACGGCGTCGGCGCGAGGAATCTTCAGTCGATGCGCCTTCTTGATTTGGTGGACGCGGACGCGCGAGACGCCGAGACGGCGCACCCAATCGGCTACTGTCCAGTCGGGATGGCGGGGGAACTCGCGGAGCAATCGTTCGGTGGCGGTCTCAGCCATGAGCCTTACTATACCCTATAAAGGATGGGCCTGTAAAGGGTAGGTGGGGGCTTTACAAAGCCGCACGATAGGGGGTATACTGGACTCATGCTTCGCACTGGCTGGAGCCGCTCTGAGTAGCCGTGTGGCCGTCACTTCTACCAGCCACCAGTCCGGAAATGACGGAGACGCCACAAGGCACGCAAAGGATTGCTGCACCAACCACTCAGAGCGGCTCCAGCCCGCGTGAAAAGAGAGACGACCCCCAAGCGGCGGGAATGGGGGCCGTCAACGCGATGAGGATGTCTCAACGCTAACTATACACTGACGCGGCGCAGAAAGTAAAGGGGTATTTCCATGGCTGAGGAAGAGCTCGCGGGCCTGGCGACGGGACTCCGGCGGATCAAGGAGAAGCGCGGGAAGCTCGACGACGAGGAGGAGGATCTCTTCAACCGGCTCAACGAGATCGCGGACGACCGCGTCGGCGAGGCCGAGCCGTTCCGCTACATTGACGCGGCGGCGCGTTGGGTCGTCGGGCGCTCGTTCGCGCAGAACGCTCCGCGCGTCAACGTCGTCGCGCTGGAGGCGGCGCTCAGCCATCAAGAATGGCTCGCGGTGACGGAGCAGACTCGCGTGCTCGACATGGCCGCTCTGGAGCGGGCGGCTGCGCGCGATCCTGCGCTCCGCGAGAAGGTCGCCGAGGTGACCGAGACGCCCGCTCCGACGCGGCGGAAGGTCAACCAGGCCGCGAGTAAGACTGATCTGAAGGGAGCGAAGTGACCGCCGAACATTGGGGCGACAGAGAATTGTTCTGGCGAGAGTCGAAAGAGCGGATAGAATGCAGACTCTTTTACAGGCTTGTGCCCGTCAGGGCCGCTCCTTTTCTGTTGCCCCAATGTTCGGCGATCTTTCCGACATGATCTTCTGTTGGTGTTCCGCTCCAGCGGAGGCACTCTGCTCCGAGTGCGGTGAGGGCTTCTGCCTGCGCCACAGCCACTACCATCGGTCGGAAAACGAGGGGGTCATCCTGTGCGGCCCTTGCATCGGGCGGCGCGCGGCGAGGCGGCGGGGGCTTGTCGGCAGCGCGCCGGAGGGGTTATACTATGCGAGCGATGAACACAACCTAGCTCAGTAAATGAAAGACCCCGCCTGCGACGACGGGGGCTTTCGAAGCGAGCGTTAGATCACGTAACGCCGACGCCCAAATTATAACCTACTGTCGGCCTCCTTGACTAGCGCAAGCAAGGAGGCATTTTTGATGGAATTTCGAGGCGTCGTCTTCGCCCCAGCCTGGGCCTACGTCTTCTGTCGGCCCGAATTCTCCACCCGAGCCTTCGCTGCCTGGCTCATCCTCGAAGGGCGCAGGGAGGAACGGATACGAACCCGCTGGCTCCGGCCCTGGCTCGCGGGCGAGCTCGGGATCACACGCTCCAACGTCGCCGAAGTGCTCCGACGCGGAGAGGGCATCTTCTGGCAGCATCGGGGCCGCTTCTACCGGCTCCGCTCGGCGGGGCAGGTCTGGCGGGCCGTAGCAGGGCTGAGCGCCGTCTCAGGGGCGAGCGTCCTACCTGTTCCTCGCCCTGTCCTCAGCGGCCCCCTGGCGCTGCTTCGCACCTACTTCTCGCGTGCCGCCTTGAGCAATGGGCCGGACGTGTGCACGAGCGAGGCCTGGAGCGCCGCGCTGCTCGGACGGAGCATCCGGACGGTACGGGACTATCGACGGCTCGGACGGGCCGCTGGCCTGCTCTTGACGCAGCCGGTGTACGCCCGTGTCGGCTCGGTCAAGCTCGACCTCCAAGCGCCGCAGTTCCCCCAGCTCCCGCAAGAATTCGTGCGCGGGACGAGCATCTACCGGCGGCAGCCCGATATCGTCCTCCTCACGCGTCCCGATGGCGAAGCGATCGACCCTTGCGCTCGCAACAAGAGCTTCCGCCTGCGCGGTGGCACCCGTCAGCTCGTGGGGAAGAGATACTTCAAGAGCGGGCGTCAGCTCCGTGAATGGCAGGACAAGAATCGCGCGGTCGCCGCTGATGCCGTGGTGAAGCTCGGAGAGGGAACTCATGATTGGGCCGTTTGTTTTCCGCCTCAATATAGGGCAGCTAGTAAAGTAACGAGTGAACTTAATAGAGAAGTTATTCCTCCGAGCTCTCGTAAACAAGAGACGCTATATTGCGGCGGAAAACAATCCGCTCCCTCCGAGCTTGCGGCCTTTACAAGTCCGCCCGCGAGACCTATAGTAGCCTTACCCCAACGCGGCGGGGAACCGTTAGTGGCCCTGAACCTTTAGAAGCGAGCCGATGTCTCACCCAGATATCTCGGTTGATCTTCTCCCTGACGGCGCTCTGCGTCTGAGCTTCCCGTACGACCAGTATCTGCTCAGCCTGGTGCGGCAGATTCCTGGACGGCGCTGGCATGCGGAGAAGAAGTTCTGGAGCGCTCCGCGCCCGAGCTTCCGTGCGCTCCGCGAGCTGGCCGCTGGAGCGGGCGTGGGCGTGGCCCCGAGCGAGCGTGTACGCCAGGCCCTCGCTCTCGGCCAGGCGCGACAGACTGAGCTCGCCACGGCGAAGGCTGACGAGACGCCTATGGCGCTTCCCACGCAGACAACTCCTCGGCCGTACCAGTATGCGGGCATCCGTTATGCGAAGCACGCTCTTCACAATTTCCACGGCGCGCTCATCGGAGATGACCCTGGCCTGGGCAAGACCTTCGAGGCCCTGAGCCTAGTCGCCATCCACGAGCGGCTGCGCGACGTTCTGGTGCTCTGCCCTGCGACGCTGAAGTACGTTTGGGAGGGGCAGATTCGCGAGCATTACCCGCAGCTCACCTACACGCTGATCGAGGGTTCGGCGGAGGAGCGCGCAGCCCAGTGGGCCGAGCCGTCACGGATCAAGATCGCAAACTACGAGCTGCTCGTCCCGAAGCATGAGCGCGCCTGCGCGGGTGGGAGCGAGAAGAAGCGGAAGGCTGGTGGCCGGTGCAACTGCGGCGCGCGAACGAAGGACTTGGAGCTCCGCCTGCGCGAGTGGGACTTGACCATCGCTGACGAAATCACGTTCTTGAAATCGTTCCGCGCGCAGCGGACGAAGCGCGCGAAGAAGCTCCGCTCGCGCTATCGGCTCGCGCTGAGTGGTATCCCCTTGGAGAACCGGCTTGAGGAGCTCCACACGGTCATGGACTGGGTGATCCCTGGGTTGCTCGGGCCTGGCTGGCTCTTCGTTGAGGAGCACTGCATCCGCGACCGCTGGGGGACGGTGAAAGGATATCGCGGCGTGGAGAAAGTCCGCGAGCGAATCGCCCCGTACATGATCCGGCGGCGCAAGGCGGATGTTCTCCGCGAGCTTCCGCCGAAGGTCTACACCGATGTTGCGCTGGAGCTGAGCGACGACGAGTGGAAACTCTATGCCGTCATCGTCCAGCAGATCAAGGAGAAGATCGCTGAGAACCCGAAGCTCAACGTCGCTAACATCCTCGTCGAGATTCTCCGGCTGAAGCAGGCCACCGGCGACGGTCGGCTGCTTGGCGAGGATGTGGAGAGCACGAAGCTCGCGGCCCTACGAGACATTGTTCAGGCGAGTGGAGATCACCAGATCGTGGCGTTCAGCCAGTTCGCTCAGCTCGCCCGTCTCTGGCTCGGGGAGTTTGAGGGCGCGGCAATCATCGATGGCGCAGTGACGGGCGCAGAACGGGCGCAGGTTATTGAGGCTTTCCAGCGTGGCGACACGCGGCTCCTCCTGAGCACGGATGCTGGCGCATATGGAATCACGCTGACGGCGGCGGACATCGTAGTTCATGTAGATCAACCTTGGACACCAGCTCGGATGCGGCAGCGCGAAGACCGCCTCCACAGGATCGGGCAGAAGAGTTCGGTGCAGGTTGTGAACCTTCTCGCGCGCCGGACGGTGGACGAGCGTGTGCGCGCGATCCTCCACAAGAAGAGCGAGCTGATCAAAGCGATTCTCGACGAGGAAGCCCCTGACGTGGACGCTGTTCAGATTTCGCGTGGCGATGTAATGAATCTGTTGTTGGGGGATGAATAATGGCTTTCTTTGATGAGATGGATGATGGTGAAGGAGAGCTTGATCGTTGGCTCTTTCACAAGGTTGAGGGGGAAGACCCCGAATGGCTTTGTGGGGATGGGGAGACCTACATCCCCCTTTCGCGGATAAAGGATGTCCACCTTCAGCGGATAGAGCGTTGGCTTCTCGGGCGCGGAGCGACCTCTCCCGAAGTTCGTAAGGCTCTTTTCGATAACGGTTGGTATCAGGTTGTCCGGGATGAGCTTGAGCGGCGCGGCCTGCTTCTCCTTAGAGATCATGTGGCGACGCTGGCGCGGAGCGACGGATGACCCCTCAGGAGCTAGAACTCTTCTGGGCGAAGGCGACGCGCGTAACGGCGCTGCGTCAGCCGCTCGGCCCCGCTTGCGCCCGAGAGCTACTGGAGGCGGGTCTCACCGATTGGCAGCTCCAGTGGCTCATCACTGAGTACATGAAGCGCACGGCCTTTCCGACGGCGCAGGACTTATGGGATTACGTCGCCGAGACGCAGGCGGCGGTACCCGATGATCTTGTCTGCGGAGCGCATCTGAGCGGACATCCGCAGGTGATCGCGCTCGCTGACGAGCTGGAGACGCTCGACGGTGCGTGGTTCGAGGACGAAGCGGCGCTGGAGCGGGCGGCGAACCTCAAGGCAACGCTGAAGGAGGTCTTGCGGTGACCGCCGATCTCGATCTCCGCCTTCTCGCCAGTCTTCCGAGCGTTGATGCCTTCGAGCTCTTGGAGCAACAAGGTATCGGCGAGCAGGCCTTCGGCGAGTCGGGCCGCGCGATCTATCACTATATCGCCGAGGTAACGCGCGAGCATCGGCACTTGCCGCGCCTCCAGGATTTGCGTGCGACGTTCAACCTTCCCGACTGGGTGCAACGCAAGCCGGAGGAATACGATTGGTTGCTCAGCGAGTTCCAACGCCTCCGCGTGGCACGGCGCGTTCAGGAGGTCGTAGATCGCGACGTTGAACTTTACGGAGAAGACCCTACTGAGCTCGTCGGCGCGCTCATCCGAGACCTCGGCGCGATCAGCGTCGACGGCAGCCGGACGGGAACGCTGACCGACGCCACGGCGGTCGCGCGAATGGATGGCTACGAGCGGGCAGCGGGCAGCGCCGAAATGATCGCAGGCATTCCTACGGGCTTCGGCTACTTCGACGCAGCGCAGCGAATCGGTTGGATGCGTGGCGAGCTGGTCGGGATCATCGGGCGCACGTACGTCGGCAAGACATGGATTCTCCTCTACAGTGGGCTACGTGCCTGGGCCACGGGCCATCGTGTCCTCTTCCTCTCGCCGGAGCTTCCGAAGGACGAGGCGGAGGCGCGGTTCGACGCACTTGTGTGCGGGATGAACGGCGTCACGGTCAATCTGGACGATCTCTATCGCGGCTACGTGCCCACGGACGCGCAGCGATTGCTCGCGGCGAAGACTGCCGAGCGTGGCAATTGGATCACACTCACAAGCGCCGAGGGCCAGTCTTTCCGCGTCACGGAGATACCGCGCCTTATCCGGCAGTACCAGCCTGACCTCGTCCTGGTCGATGGGCTGCCACTGATCGGTGGCGGGGGTGGGCGGCAGGTCTGGGAGCAGATCAAGGATGTGAGCTACGGGCTGAAGAACATTGCGCAGGGTGCGGAGATTGTGATCATGGTGGCGCATCAGGCGAATCGTAGCGCGCACAATACAGCGCGTCCGCCAGGGCTGCACGAGATCAGTTACGGCGACGCGTTCGCGCAGGCTTGCGACCGCGTGCTCGTCCTGAGCCAGCCCCGCGCGCAGCCGAATCAATTGAAGGTGACGGTACAGAAGTTTCGCAAGGGTCGTCCCGCACCTGGCGGCATCGACCTACATTTCGAGCCAGGTCACGGGAAGATTTTCGAGCTGGAGAGGAGCGAACGGAGCGATGTCGAGCGTCCAGACGGAGCTGACCGCATTGGGTCTGCGCGGGAGAGTATACAAATCGGGATTGGAGCTGCGGACGACTTGCCCATTCCCTGAACACGAAGGTGCGACCGGCGAGAACTTCAGTGTCAGCCTCGTCAACGGCGTATGGCAATGCTTCTCACGCTGCGGCGGCGGGACATACTTCACGCTCCTGGAGCGGTTGCGTCGCGATCCAGGCTACGGCCCTGGCCTGCCCGAGCCTGATGCGGCGGCGCGTGTACCTGTTCTGCGGAGCCTGCTTGCGCGGGGATTCACGCGTCCGATGCTAGCGAAATGGGGGATCCGCTGGGATGCCGCCTCTGGGGCTATGCGTCTTCCGGTATGCAACGATGCGGGCGACGAAGAGACAGAGATCTGGCGCGCTCCACAGGGGGTGGAGCCGAAGTACCGCTACGAGCGGGGCTTTTCGCGGGCGGGGTGCCTCTTCGGGCTCTGGCGCTTGCCGCGTCCGCTGGCGCGGGTGACATTGGTAGAAGGGCCGTTAGACGCCGTCTGGGCGCAGGAGATCGGTGAGCCAACCGTTGCGATCCTTGGATCGTCGTTGTCCTCCCGCCAGGCCGATCTCTTGCGCCAACGCGGCGTCCGCCAGGTACGCCTCTGCTTCGACAACGACGAGGCCGGTAAGAAGGCGACGCTCGCAGCGAGCGCGTTGTTGCGGACAGAGGGCTTTTGGGTTTTCCGCATCCCTCTTCCGCAGCGCTACAAGGACATACAGGAGGTTCCTCATGAGAAGCTAGCGGCGGTGTTGGCGCGGGCTGAGGTCTGCGTCAACGGAGTCGGGATCATTCATCCGCGATACAAGAGATGGAGGTAAGGAAAAATGACGAACGAAGATGAGCTGTACGGTATCGATGGTGCGTCGCGCGCCATGGGGCGCGGAAGCGGGCCTCCCCGCCTGCGGCTGAAGGCGGGGGAGCGGGCGCGTTTCCACATGCTCAGCACTGGTAAAGACCGCATGATGATGGGCAGTGAGTTCCATGTTCTCGCGCCCTTCCCGAACTATCGCGAGGCGGTCTGTGTGCGCGCCATGACAGGCGGCGCGGAGACGTGCCAGCTCTGCGAGCAAGGGCACACCGAGAAGCGGAACAAGTTTGCGCTCTGGGTCTATGTTTGGAATGTGCTGCGAATCAACGACAACCCCGACGAGAAGGGGGATAGTTGGCCCACGGCCCAGATTGAGGACGGTGCGGGTCGGAAGCGGACGCTCTTCAGGGAAGAAGTCAAGCGCCCGCTCCTGCTGGAGCTGAGTGCGGGGCGCGAGCATGTAATCTATCGGCAGTTCGTGAATGAATACACGGCGCGCGGAAGTCTCCAGACGCAGCTCTACGAGCTGGTGCGCATTGGGGAGCAGCTTGACACGACGTATCTCCTTCGGGCTGCAAAGGAAATGGCGATCCCCGAGGAGGTTCTGGGCGACGAGCGCCTGAAGACATTGACCCCCATCCCCGACCTCTTTCGCAATTCGTCGTCCCACCCTGCTGGCGTCTCCGGCGGCGATGTTCTCGGGGGAGAGGGAGCTGACGAGATTGACACGGGCGATGCGGCGGAAGAGGAATTTCCGAAGACCGCGCTGCCCACCGATGACGACGATCTGATCTAAGCCCGATGGACTGGCAGCTCATCGAACCGAACCAGATCGTCGCTCTCGCCGAGCGCGTGGCGAAGTGGCCTGCGGCTGTCCTTGATGTTGAGGCGACAGGTGTGGAGCCATATCTCGGTGATTGCCCTATCGGTCTGGGGCTCGGTTCGCTGACGGGTGAGCGGCAATACTACCTGCCGCTTGAGGGATTGAACCCGCTTGATCTGCGGCCCCTCATCGAGCCGCTCGAACGGCTGCCACTGTTAGGCCACAACATCAAGTACGACCTGCACATGATCGCTCTGCTCGGCTGGGCGGGCGAGCAGGAGGCGTTCTACGACGTGATGGTGTTGGCCCGTCTCTGGTCGAAAGAGGACAAGCCTCAGCTCGGGCTGAAGGAACTTGGCGCAGCGATCTTGGGTTACGAGTACAGTGACCCCGATGTTGTCAAACTCGTCAAGGGTGGCAAGGCGCAGAAGGTTCCAACGCCCGACCTGGCACACTATTGCTGCGAGGATGTCTGGCTTACGCGCGAGCTGTATCTCTATTTCAAGAAGGTTCTGTCGCCAGAGCTCCTGCGCCTGTTCGCGATGGAGTGTCGCGTCAGCCGAGATCTGTTCGATATTGAACAGCGTGGCCAGCTCATCGATACGGACTACCTCGCCGAACTGGCCGACCAGACGGAGAAAGCTAAACAACGCTTCCTCGTGCCGATCCATGAAGTAGCGGGCGAGAAGTTCAATCCGCGTAGCGCGCCGCAGCGTATCGCCTTGATGAAAGAGCTCGGGATCGCGCCTGTCGCGTGGACACCGAAGGGCGCTCCGAGCTGGGACAAGGAAGCATTGCTGGAAGTGCGTGGCTTGCACCCTGTCGCCGTGGAGCTCGCACGTCACAGCTCCCTCAGCTACATCCAGAGCAACATGATTGAACGTTGTCAACAGACCGTAGCGGCGGGTTTCGACGCGCTTCACGGTACGTTCATTCAGACAGCAGTGACGGGGCGTCTGCGTAGCAGCGGGCCGAACCGACAAAACGACCCGCATGGCTGGCTTCAGTTCGGCGAGGCGGATATCCAGGGTGAAGATGTTCTTGTTTGGGTCGAGGATGAGAAGGCGCGCGAGCGGGAGTTCAGTATCGAGCGGCTCTTCAAGCCGCGCGAGGGCTACGCTCTTTTCAACGCTGACTACCGGCAGATAGAGATGTACGTCCTGGGCTTCTACATGAAAGACCCCGTCTTCGAGCGCTGGCTCGCGAGTGGGAATGTTCATGCGGCGGTTGCGCAAGAAGTCTGGGGTGACGCGGACAAATTCTATGCGCGCGGGAAGACATTCAATTTTGCCATGGTCTACGGAACCGGCGATCTGGCGAACTCCAAGCGCCTGTCCTGCTCCTACGAACAAGCGCAGGAGTTTCGACAAGAATACTTCGCGCGTATGCCAGGCTATCCGCGCCTGATGCGAAAGGTGCGGCGAAAGCTGGCGCGCGACGGCTTTCTTGAGAACGTGTATGGCCGCAAGTACTGGTTGGACGACGACCGCGCCTACGTCGGGGTGAACTACCTCTGTCAAGGGAGCGCGGGGGACTACGTCAAGTTTCGCCTCCCCGCGACGCGCAAGTTACGGCGGGAGGCGGGCATACACGTTCTCAAGACAACACACGACGACTTCACATTTGAAGTTCCGCAAGAGAATATCAGCGTGATGCCCGACCTCTTGCACGAGCTGGCGCAGAGCCCGTTCGGTCGGACGTTAGAGCTAGACGTAGAATGGAGTACAACGAGTATGGTTGCGATGCGATCCTGGAGTGGTGAGGTAGTCCATGCCCCCACCTAGGAAGTTACATCCGAAGAAAGAGGCGAACGCGGCAATCGCCGCTTTGGAGAAAGCCGGTCATGTCGTTCGCGGGAACGACGCGACGCTGAAGATCACTCGCGTCACGACGGGCGTCCCCGAGCTCGACAGCATCTTGACTGGCGGGTTTCCGCGTCGCCGAATTAGCATCATCGTGGGGGCATACTCAGCGGGAAAGACATTTCTTCTCCAGCTCTTTATGAAGGCGGCGCTCTCCGATGGGCTTCAGATCGTCTACGTGGACACCGAGCAGACGTTCGATCCCGAATGGTGGGAGCAGGTAGGTCTTCCACTTGACGGTGTGAGCGTCAGCCAGCCGAGCAGCGGCGAGGCGGCGGTGCGCGTAGCGCTGGCGGCGGCGGGTGCGGGCGTGGATGTTGTCGCTATCGACAGCCTCGCGGCGCTCTATCCCGCGAAGATCACGGAGGAAGACCCCGAGAAGAAGTTCCCTGGCTATCGCGCTCAGATGATCAACCGTCTCTGCGAGGGGTTCCTCGCGCTCAAGTCGCCGAGTGTTCTGCTCTGCACTAACCAGCTACGCGACACGATGATGAGCGGTGCGGGGCCAGGGCCTTCTCTGAGCATGGCGGGCGGAAAGGGCCTTCTTCATTACGCAAGCATCATTCTGCGGATGCATCGCGCGGGCTGGATCACCGAGCGCGAGCGGCGCGTCGGCTTCAACATGGAGATCCAGTGTCACAAGAGCAAGGTCGGTACACCCTTCGGCGAATGCCGTTTGCCGTTCCGCTTTCGTGGGGAGATCGACGTTCTCGCGATGCTTGTGGAGCGCGCCGTCGAGCACGGCTACATCGTCCAGGCGGGGCCGTGGTTCAAGATCGAGCTAGCTGATATGGAGCCGGTCAAGGTGCAAGGGCGGAACGGAATCGTCGAAGAGCTGCGCGAGCATCCCGAGCTCGCCAATCGTTTGCGTTTGATGATGGGGGAGGAGGCAGCAAGTGGCTCTTGATGATGAAACAATAGAGGGGATATGCAGAAGGGCGCTGGATATAGTTCGCCGTTCTGTCATGACTGAATATCGCAGCAATGCCTTTCCGGTAGTTCTGCGGTTTATGTTGGAAGGAGAACGGCGGGCTTCGCCTGTCTCACAGATGCCGCTTTCTTCGAGAGAGGAGACCGCGAGTGGCTGAACAAGAAGAGCTGCGTGTCAGTGTCAGTGTCGCGCGGAAGCTGAACCTATCCAACTATGAAAGCGCCGACATTTTCATAGCGGTGAGCGGTCTTGAACCAGGCGCGGGCGAGGCAGAAATCGAAGAGGCGCTCGCAACAGGCGACCGAGCCTTCGCCATCATCAAGAAGCATCTGCGCGCTCAGATGGAGGCCGCGCGGAAGGAATGGCAAAACACATGAGAGAGCCACCGAAGGAGACGTTCTCTCCGTTCTGCCGCGCAGGCGACCACGAACTGTGCGACGGCATCGCGCCTGACAACCCGCCTGGTTGCTATTGCCCCTGCCACGAGAGCGACGGCGAGTACCCATTGGAGGAGGGTGAGGATTCTCGCGAAAGAGCATCGGCATTTATCAAGGCGGATTTTCTTTCTTCTTGTGGTGCCGTTCCCAACCGAGAGGATTGGGAAAGAGCACTTTCCGAGAAGAGGGCACGGCGCTGAGTTCCGATGCGTTCGCTGAATGGTTTCCACAGGCAGGTTACGCGCTGGCTTGATGAGCTCGGAATGTCTTACGTCGAGGAATTTCAAGCTGGCCCGTGGAGTCTTGACATCTATATCCCTGACGCGAAGCTCGGCGTAGAGGTCGATGGGCCGTTACATCGTCGTGCGAAGGATTGGGAGCGCGACCGGCTCATCCTCTCGCACTTCGGAATTCGCATCGTGAGGGTGCGTGTTGGAGAGCGGAAAGAGAAAGTATTGGAGGCGATCTTTGGTGAACATCTATCAATCTGAGACTTGGGAATCGGACTACCCCAACCCTGTTTCAATTGAGGATTTTCCTATCGTCTCTGATCCTTCCGCGCAGTGGGTAGACGGCTCGAACCTCGACGGCCTCTATGGTAAGGAGACGATGCAGCATGCCCTCTGCCTCGACTTCGACGGTGTCCTCCACGCCTACAGCGATGGTTGGAAGGGGCATGACAACATCTATGACGATCCCGTCGCGGGCGCGGTAGAGGCCTGCCACGCTCTCGCTGAGGCGGGCTGGGCGCTCTATGTGTTGAGCAGCCGTAGCGACCTCGCGCCCGTCGCTTCCTGGCTGGTGCGCTGGGGGTTTCCTCCGATGACACTGACGCGGGTGAAGCCGATAAGTGTCGCGTACATTGACGATCGAGCTGTTCGCTTTGAAGGGAACTGGCTAGCAATACGGAAACTGTTTGCATGAGAAGAAGATTTCTCTGGGCTGACGGGGGCTTCCGTTGGTGGCGGTTTCGTCTCTGGCCGTTTCGATGTTGGGTTTCATTCTCGTTTGAACTTTGGCGACATCTGCCATCAGAGCTCGATGATGGAATACGGTACAAGAATTGGCTCGAGAGCTGGAAGTGAGAGAAATAATGGTGACGTATAATCGCTGCTGTTTTCAAGGGTACTGCTCCTATTGTACTGGCGAGATGCGTAGAGCTTGGAGGGCGGATTGGAAGTTTCGTCTTCTTCATTGGCCCTTTTGTCATTGGGCTCGGATGCGCGATGGAACTGTTATCGAGCATGGACAGCAGAGCCGAAAGTACCTCAAGCGATGAGTACACTCGCTGAACTCTCCAAGCGTATCCACGAGACTGCCGAGCGGAACGGCTTTTACGATCCTCCGCGCCGTCTGCCCGAAGTTCTGACGCTCGCCCATAGCGAGCTGAGCGAAGCATTCGAGGCTTGGCGTGACGCGCCAGATGATCCATTCACTTATGATGACGATGATTCGTTTCGAATCAAGCCCGTAGGTTGGGCTGTCGAGGTTGTCGATTGCATCATCGTCTGTCTCGATATTCTCTACGCGGCGGGTATCGCCGTCGAGCCTTTGCTCGCCGAGAAGATGCGCTACAACGAGACGCGCCCGCGTCGCCATGGACGGGGTATCTAAGGTGCAGAACGTGCTGCTGGATCAAGCGCATGAATGCTTGGCCCAGATTCTTTCGTTCTATGCTTCTGATGGTGGGTTGCTGGTGGATGTCTCCTATGGCGCGGGGCGATTAGTGTCTGTGCTTCCGCCTTGTTGGCAAATCGTTGGTCTCGACCTTGCCGGTTCACCCGCGCCAATTGTTCGAGCGGATTGGGGCCGTCTCCCGCTGCGAAATGGTGTTGCGGATGCTCTGTTGTTTGATCCCCCTTATATCACTGGCCCTGCAAAGAATCGCGGACGCGGAGCAAAGGGGCAGCGTGATGCTTGGTCTGAGCATCAAGTTGTTCTGCCCAACGCAGATTATTCGTGTCCCGTAAAAGAGGGGGCACGTGTTTTGCGTTCCGGGGGACTCTTCATCGCGAAAATTAGGAACAGTCGAGAGAAGGGCCGGATGATTGAGCATGATCGTTTGCTTCGAACCGCTCTCGAGCTCTGCGATCTTCGCCTTGAAGAGATGTTCGTTTATCTCAAGGGGCCTGGGTCGTGGACGTTCAAGAACATTGCTCATCAGTCATACGGTTTCTTTCTTGTAGCGAGGAAGCCATGATGACGGCCCGACTCAAGCTCCGTAACTCTAAGGGCGAGCTTCGGTGGGACGTCACAGAGGACGAATCTCTCCATCTGTGGATTGACGACAAGATTCCTATGCCTCCGCCGGATGGGCAGCGGTGCGAGCTGTTGGAAGTTCACGAAGGTGAAGAGCTTCCCACGGCTACTGCGTATATGTGGAAGATCGAGGGCGATCACGTCTGTTACTCCTATGTCTGCGAGGGTTGCGAAGAGACGCTAGACTTCGATTCTCCTGATCCAGAGGAATACCCCACAACGGACGGAGGCTACGCCGTCGCTCCGAGGCATTGCTCATGAGCCCGCTGCGCAAGGGCCAGGTGCGTGCGAGCGAGGGGCTGGCGAGCTTGATCGCGGGTGACCCCTGCCGCTATCTCGTCTACGCCGTGGAGCAAGTTGCCCCGCTGGCGGGGCATCGTCGGCTCGGGCGTGTGTTGCGCAAGACGCGGCGGCGCAGCCAGACCGTCGGTTGGATACATGCGAGCGACGCGGCGCACCCTTGCGACCGGCTTCTCGCGGCGCTCCTACTCGGCTACGACCTGCGGCGGCGTGATCACACTCCTCGCCTGCTCCGCATCTTTGAGAACGGCCACATGATGCATCTGCGCTGGCAGAACTCCTTCATGAGTCTCCCGCCCGCGTGGCGCGTCGAGGTCTCTCCGCTCCTGCGGCACTGGCCTATCGTCGGGGAGGCCGATGTGATCGTCGAGCACGCCGAGTTCGGCCTTGTCGTCGTCGAGTTGAAGTCCATTCGCGACGACGGCTTCCGCGCCCTTCGCGAGCCGCAACCAGCGCACACGGCGCAGGTTGGCATGTATGTCGGGCTGGCGGGTGGTTCGCCCCAGGTCTGGTACGAGAACAAGAACGACCAGAAGCTCACGACCTTCTGCCCTGGCTGCTGCCCTGCCCTAGCCCATAGCGCCGCTGCCTTCGAGCGGACGCGTGAGCGGCTCCTGGGCCTCGCTGAGAGGGTTCTGGAGGGCACCCTACCGAACGGGTGCGGCGAGTGTGGCCTGGACGACGAGATCGGTGAGCTGCGAATCGACGAGGAGCGAATCAGGCTGCTACGAGAGGAGCGAGATCATGCGGAAGCCCAAAGCTGAAGAGCCTGTCGCCGCGCAGCCCGCTGATGTGCTCATCGTTCATGACGGGCACGAGCTTTGGCCGCTCTATCCCGAGGACGCGCTTTACCGCGCAGCGCAGGCGCTCACGCCCGATGACGCAGGAATCCGTCATGCGAATGGCGCTCTTGCCCTCGCGGTGCGCGGCTACACGCACGAGCAAGCTGTTGCCCGTGCCGATGCCGCTCTCGTCGAGCTTGCGATTCCTTGGGACGAGCTGCGCCTCACCGATCTGGACGTTCAGCAGGGCAATCTTCTTGTGATGAGCGAGCGGCTAGCGCGGATCACATACCACATTGTCCAGGTGAACAATAAGCTCACTGGCCTTGTCTCGCGCCACGCGGCGGCGCGAGAGCTATTGGAGCACGCGGTCAACCGAGGTCTTGGGCGGAGCGGCGAGGAGGCGGAGCGGCGCTTCACGAAAGATGTGCGAATCGCCTTGCTCATCAGCCGTGTGAAGCAGATGCGCAACATGAAGATCGAGCTCATCGAGGGCGGCGCGGCGATCAAGGCGTTGGAGCTTACGCGCGATAGCCTCGATCTCATGTGGCGCACCGTGAGCCGTTGCGTCTCCGCGCGCATGTCGGAGCCGCTCGACAGGAGCGATTGAATGAGCGAGTACAAATGGAAATCTGTCAATGTGAGTCCGAACACCTATGAGTATCTCCGCGCGTCGCGCCAGCCGGAGGAGAGCTTAGACGTGACGCTGCGCCGTCTGCTCGGTCTTACGCAGGAGCCTCATCGCCCCTCGACGCGCCGAAGCTATTATCCCGAGGATGCGCGAGCACGCGCCATTCGGCGTGGGGAGAAGATAGAGCCGTGAAGTTTGTAGGGATCGACCCAGGCGTCACGGGCGCAATCGCCTTGCTCCCCGACGAGACGATTTGGGATACGCCGGTGATACTTATCAATGGTAAGCGGAGCTATCAGCCCGTCGCCATGGCGAGGATCATCCAGGAGATTCTTGACGGCGCAGGTGACGAGGAGGTCATGGTCGCGCTGGAGCGGCAGCAGGCGTTTCCGCGCCAGGGTAGCGTCTCGACTGGGAGCATTATGCGCGGCTACGGGCTGTGGGAGGGTATCCTCGCGGCGGTGGGGGTCGCCTATAGCTGCCCTCGCCCGCAGGAATGGCAGCGCGCCATAGGGCGGGCGGCGGGGAAGGACAAGGGCGCGAGCGTTCAGCGGGCGCAGCAGCTCTTTCCTCGCTTTACGGCCCGTTGGAAAAAGAATGACCATGGAAAATCTGACGCCTTACTTCTAGCGGCTTACGCGCAGCGGGGCTTTACAAAGCCCACTGAGGTATAGTAAACTAAGGGCATGAAGACGCTTGAAGATATCTGCGAGGACGTGTTGGAGGCGCTCCAGCATAGCGGCGGATGGATGACGCTCGCCGAAATACAGGTCGCCACTCGCGAGCGAAGCAGTAGCGCGGTGTATGAGGCGCTTCAGTATCTCGTGCGCACGGCCTGCGTTTCGGCGCGGCGCAGTTGGGGCGCAGACGGGCAGGCATATTGGCATGCCGTGATGGAGGACGAACGATGAAGGTTCTCGTCTGCGGTGACAGAAACTGGCGCGACGCCTCTGTTATTGCTCGTCGTCTCAAGGAGCTACCCAGCGGTTCGACGATCATCCATGGTGCTGCTCGTGGGGCGGACTACTTTGGCGGCGCTGAAGCAGAGTTCCTAGGTTTCTATGTCCGCACCTATCCTGCGCAATGGGAACGTTATGGTCGCGCCGCTGGTATGCGACGTAATCAACAGATGCTCGATGAAGAGGCCATTGACCTCGTTCTTGCATTTCACGCGGACATTGAGCATAGCAAGGGGACGAAGGATATGGTGACTCGCGCCCGCAAAGCGAACATCGTGGTGGAGGTCATAACAGGATGATCGAGCTAGCGCCGCGCCTACTCTATCTCACGCGCGAAGACTGGGGCGAAGACCCGCGCTACCCGCGTCTCGGCGGGCCGGACGACCCGCGTAACCCTGGCGACTGGCGCTTCATCGCGCCGGAAGAGCGGCTCTACAACATCGTCCATCATACCGTCGGGATCGACAATGACGCGACGGTCAACGTCTGGGAATCCCTCGATGAGATCAAGGTGATGATGCGCCGCCTCCAGGTGATCCGTCCCGACCTGGGGCTAGATGTTCCCTATAACTTTGTCGCGTTCCTGTATGAATCTGTGACACATGAGATTTGGCTAGTCATCTGTGAAGGGCGCGGCTATCAGCGAGCGGGTGCGCACACGGCAGGGCGTGACGCACAAGGTCGCTACTTCAACCACGCGGGTGTCGCAACGAGCTATGCGGGGAACTTCGAGGATTTCCCAACGAACTTTGACCCCTGGATGCAGCCGATCAATTATTGGAACGGACATCTGGGTGTCTATGCCCCGAACCTTGCGTCGCGCAGCGTCTGCGGCCAACAGAATGCCTGCGGGCACCGCGACTTCGCTCCGTTCTCGAACCTCAACGCAACGGCCTGCCCTGGGCACTATCTCTACGCAATCCTTCCGAGCATCCAGTTTGCGCAACCGCCCGCAGAGGAGGAAGATGATATGAAAGTACAGCTCGTGCGCGAGGAAGGTTCGCGCTTCGTGTGGATGGTCTTTGGCAACACGCGCTCCTTCCTCCGCAACATCAAACACGCCGAGGAATTGGGCATCGACCTGGAGATCAAGATTGTCCCACGCGGAACGCTCGACAGCTTCGCTCGCCTTGACGACATCGGGCCGCGTCTCGACACGTTGCGCGGCTTGGCGGAAGAAATCAAGAAGAAGGTGTTTCTCCTTGGATAAGCACGGCGCAGCTATCCGGGCGCTTGCGGCGCTGCTTAGCGAAGGCCAGCGATGGCTGAGTATGACGATCACCGTGAGTACCAAGAGCTTCTGGTCCGATGCGAGCAGTCGGAATCCGCCATGCGGAATTACAAGCGTGACCTGGCCGAGGTGCGGGAAGCGCTTGTGCTTGCAAACAAGCTCGGCGGAGCCGTGAGCGGAAGTGCTAAGTTCTGGCGATTGGTAGACCGCGCCCTCGCCCGCGAGGAGGAGCCATGACGCCGCTACAGGGGAGCGCAGCCGCAGCCGCGCTAGCCCCGGTCTCGCCCCAGTAGGACTGGGCGAGACGGGAGGGAAGAGGACCAAAGCAAGGAGGCACCTCATGGAAGCGAGCGAAGTTCAGGGAGAAGACAGATAAAGTGTTCCGCCCCCCAGAGCCTCTTACGCTGCGTTGCGGTCGCCCTCCTGGGGATCGCTGCTGCCTGGGCCTTCTGGGACGCGGGAGGAGGGACGCCTAGTGGTCGATTCGAAAGTAGAACTGAAAGCTCTACGAATGCTTGTCAGGGCGATGGGAATGCTCGAACTGGACAAGGACGCGCAGAGCCGAGTCTTGGAGTACCTGATGGGCCGCTACTGTGCGGAGGGGAAGGTGGCCTAGATGCGCCGTCCACGATGGCTCAGGGCTTTGCCTGGATGGCCCTGGCGGAGGCGGTCGAAGTGTCCGCACGACTGGGTGTTTCTGAAGCAACGCCAAGTGAGCCAGGACATAGTCGAGTGCCTCCAGTGCTGGGACTGGATAGCGATACCGCATCAGAAGCCGCCTTCGCCGCCGTCGCCTGCCGCTCGGAGTTCTCGTGGGACTGTTCGTGGGCAATCGCCACCGTACTCTGTGAATCCGGATTTGCTCCCCGCGCCCACGGACATGAATGGTACCGAGGAGTCTACTACCACTTCCTCGGATGGTGGCAGATCGCCGTGACGACGCACGAGGGGAACGACTGGCTGTACGACATGTACGCGAACACGGTCGAAGCGCACTTGAAGTACGCTGCGAGTGGGACGGCCCCGTGGCCGGTGTGCGGACATTGAGTAAAAAGGAGATGAGTTCAGAAAGGGGAACCTGAGGAAATGTTGTATATCGGATTGATAATCATGACAATTGTACTAGCGGTACTGGCGAAGGTCATCGGGGACTTCATAGAGAAGGCAGCTGTCGCGGATAAAGATGAAGTCGCTCAGAGAATGGTGAACTGGATTGCGCGAGGCGTGATCATCGCTTGCGCTGTCTTCGTTGGAGGACTGACGCTCGGATCGACGCTGCGCACTGTCCCTGCTGGACACGTCGGCCTCGTCTACACGTTCGGGGACATTACGGGCCAGCGTGACGCAGGGCTCAACATCATCTGGCCCTGGCAGGGATTCCGGACGGCGACGATCCAGGTGCAGACCCTCTGCTTCATGGATGAGACAGAGACGAACAAATGCCCGAACGGCTCGCGGAAGGTGAGCGCGGGCCTCGACTCGTTCAGCTCAGAGACGCAGAATGTCTACATCGACGCCGTCGTCAACATCGAGGTAGCGCCCGCAGAAGTACAGGACTTGTACCGGCGCGTCGGGCCGGAGTATGTAGACAAGCTCCTGCCTGGACGTGTCGCCCAAATCTTCAAAGACGAGACCGTCAATTACACAGCGGTCAATCTCGCACCGAGCCGTGAGACGATCCGTGTGAACGTCGAACGTGCGCTTCGCATCGAGCTTGCGCCGTACTCTATCGACGTGGTCGCGCTGCTGGTCGAGAACATCCAGTTTGATGGTGAGTTTGAGGCGTCCATCCTCGCGAAGCAGGTCGCGAGTCAGGAGGCGCTCAAGCAACAGGAGCTTGTCGCTGCGCGCGAAGCTGAGGCTCGTCAGCTTGCGGCGTCTGCGCAGGGGCAGGCTGACAAGCTGCGTATCGAGGCGGAGGGCCAGGCGGACGCGAACCGTCTAATCACAGAGTCGATTACGCCACTTCTCATCCAGTGGCAGGCGATCCAGAAGCTCGCCGATAACATCCAGATCGCCCTCATCCCGAGCGGGCAGGGGATCATCATCGACCCCGCAACGCTGCTGAAGATGCCGGAATGACAATCGATCAGAACATCGTCCAGGCTATCGTTACGTTGAGCAAGGGGAATCCTGGAGCGATAACAGTCGCGACTACTTTGTACGAGACATGCGGGGAAGGGCCTCTTATTGCGCTGGGCGAGCTGGGAATTGTCGGTCTCGATATTTGGCTGTTCTTCAAGGACTGCTGCGGCACGGACATTGTTGCGATGGCTGACGCGCTTCTTCAAGGAAGGGCCGTAACGATGCTGGAGAAGTGCGTGGACTCCTCGTTCTACAAGCCATGACCTGGCTACAGTATCATCCCGAGCCGGTCACGCTCCACAGCGGGGGACGCTCGCATTGGCGCATCAACGCCGATGCAATTTTCCATGATCAAGCCTTGCGTGCCTCCGTGCTGCGCGCCTGGAGGAAGGTTGTCGGATACCAGTCGGTTCACAACATCATCATCGCGATCCCTGAGGGCGGCATTCGCTGGGCCGAGGCGCTGGCTTCCGTTGGAAATCTTGGCTGGTCGAGTAAGGTTTATGTCCTGCGTGAAGAGTGGGCAGGAAAGTACATGCACCCAGGGAAAGAAGAGCGGCTCATCGTTGTCGATGACGTAGCAACGACCGGCGCATCGCTTGTGGCGCTCGTTCCCCACGCAGACGTTCGCCTCTGCGTCGTAGATCGCTCCGAGCATGGGCTTGGCACGGTGCACGCCTGGGCGTATATACCGCTACCGCTGTTGGAAGATGGCTAGTGGATATCTGGCAAGTCATCTTTGTGGTATGGATGGGCCTCGGCTTGGCCCTTGGCATCGTCGGACTCACGCACCGAGGAAATCCGCATTTCGTTGGCCGTTGGTTAGCGCACCGTCGCGCGGGCCATCGGCATGGGCGGCGCAAACGATGATCACCGGAATTCGCCTCGCCATCCGACGCCTCGCAGAGCGTCACCCCGAGCTGACGCAAGCCTGTGTCGCCCGTGTCCTCGGCGTCAGCCGTGAGACCGTCAGCTACATGGCCCGCGAGGAGGGCCTGCGCTTCCGCCCGCATCGCCAGCCGAACGTCCTCATCTCCTGGCCCTGCCCTGGCTGCGACGGCGAAGCTCAGGTTCAGGTACAGACGAAGATGCTGCGTGTGAAGCGGACGGCCTACTGTCGTCGCTGTGCGCTCGTGAGATTCACCTGCCGAACGTGCGGAACCGAGCGAACCCGCGCTGAGCGCGGGATAAGGTGGCTCTCCGGACAGTGTCGCCGGTGCAACGCCATCCGTGTCCGCGAGGACAAGGCTCGCCAGCGGCGTGCGGCGGGAGCAGCGGAGCGACCCCAAAACGGCCCTAAAAGGAAGTACATCTAGCAGCGAATTTCGCCGAACTCAGAGACTTCTATCGGCTTTTCACCTCCCACGCGCCCTTGAGGCCCTTTACGGATAACCCCTTGGGGTTATAATAGGGGCGAGATGGCTCGCCACCCCAACAAAAAGGATCGCAACCTGATGCGTCTCGCCGAGCGGCGAAGGCGCGTTATGGAGCTTCGCATTGCAGGCTGGACATACGACAAGATCGGCAAGGCGTTCGATGTGACGCCGATGACCATCTGCAATGACGTTCATGCCGAGCTGGCCCGCGCGGAGCGGGAACGTGGGGCGAACGTCGCGGAGTATCGGCGAATTCAGATGGAGAGGATCGACCGAGCCATCGCGAAGATCTGGCCTAGCGTAGCCCAGGGAGAGTATGAGGCAGTTGATCGCCTCGTCAAGCTGATGGAGCGCGAAGCGAAGCTACTCGGCCTGGACGCTCCTGCGCGCATCGACATTCGCGCGAAGCTCGTCGCGCTGGCCGAGGCCGAAGGCTGGGCGGCGGACGAGGTCGTCGCCACGGGCGCTCAGGTAGTGCACCTTCTCGAAGCTCGGAGTGGAAGCTGATGCCGAAGCTCTACCGGCGCTCCTGTGATGGTTGCGGTCAGGCCTACGAGGGGCGCAGTCCGTTCTTCTGCGGGAAGGCCTGCGCCAAGCGAGCTTACTGGAAGAAGGACGTTGTACCAAAAGTACAACGTCCTACAACGTCCATAGATGGGGACGTTGTATACAACGTCCCTGAAAGTACAACGTCCTCCGAAAGTACAACGTCCTCACCAGCGCCAGATGTAACGCCTTCACCTGAGCCCGAACTCGTCGGCACCGGCCCTTACTGGTGCGTCAACTGCGGCTCCGGCTCTCCCGACCCTGGCTACTGTTGCGGCGTGGCGCGTGTCTTCTGGGCTGACCAGGCGCGGGAGATCGTTCCCTCGAAGGCGGGCGATGTTGAGGCTTATCTCGCGAAGATGGATGAGCTCGGTGATGAGCCGACGCCTCCGAACATCACGAGCATCAGCGATGCCCGAGCGAAGTACGGATGAGCTCTCTTCTCGGTGTGACAAGCCAGAGTATGCGGCGTCGTATCCACCGTGTTGAGAAGACGTCGTGGGGTTTCAGGGGCAAGTGCTATGCTCATGTCGGGGTAACCCCTCGGCAAGAGACGTTCCAGCAGCTTATCGATCTTGGCTACAAACCTTGCCTGTCCTGCTTCCCTAACGGGATCGCAGCATGACCATCTTCGTAGATCGTCACGCGGAGGATGCTGTCCTCGCCGAGGTGCGGAGGCGGATGAGTGCGCGGCGCGACGAACGTGGGGCTGTCGGGGGAACGCTAGCCGCCTGCGAGCAGTCGTTCCTCGCGTTCCTGCCTTACTGGCGCTTTGTCAACCGAGAGAGCGGGGGCATTGTCAATTTCGGCAACCCCGAGACGGGCGAGCTCCATATCTGGCAAGGGCAATTGGACTTCGCCGAGGAGATGATGCGCATCTCCTGGATCTACGCGCTCAAGGCGGGGAAGCTCGGCTTCAGCGAGGTCGAGTGCGCCTACGACGGCTGGCGGTTGCGCTTCGGCGCGCCAAACACTCGTGTCCATATCTTCAGTAACATAGGCCCGAGCGCGCAGGAGTTTCTTGACATCGTCCGCTTCGGTCTGCTTCATCTGCCCGCGTGGATGCAGCTTCCGCTGCTGAGTGAGGAGCGCGGCGGCGATACCGGCCATTCGCTTAAGCTCTACGGTGGGCCGGAGGACACGAGGCGGGCGGTTGCCTACAGCAGCGGGAAGAACGTCAGCATCGACCAAAGCTGCCAGCATCTGCACTTCGATGAGTTCGCTCACATGGAGCATCCCGAGATTACCTGGAACGCAGCGCGGACGACTATCGCGCCCGATGGAACCTGTCATATCGTAACGCGCGGAGCGGGTGAGAGCGGCTACGCAGCCGAGCTTTGGCGCGCGGCGGAGAGCGGGAGCTCGCAGCTGAAGCCGTTCTTCCGCCCATGGGACGCTCGGCCCGACCGCGACGAGCGCTGGTACGCTGAGCAGGAGGGAGACCTGACGCGGCGTGGCCTCTACTTCTTCGCCCCGCGTACGGCAGCGGAGGCGCTCGCGGGTGACGAGGAGAATGAGTTCATCCCCATTGAGCTCTGGGATAGCTGCGCCGAGCCCGCGCTCGCCCGCCTCGCCCCAGGCTCGTCGGAGGTGGTCGTTCTCGGCGTGGACGCGGGCATCAAGAACGACTGCTCCGGCGCGGTGCTCGTTACACGCCATCCTGAGCGGCACGATGACGTGGCCGTGCGCGGCGTTCGCCTCTGGACGCCTCCGGCGGGCGGGGAAGTCGATCTCGATGAGGTAGAGTCCTTCATCAAGGCTTGCTGCTTGCCGAAGGGCGGTTGCGCGGCGGGCCACTATGCGGAAGACCGCGAGCGCGTGCCCGAGCCGGTATTCACGGTCACCTGCCCCGCCTGTCATCCGCCCGAGGGGGTTGAGCTTATCCTTGATCCCCCATTCTCGGTATATGAGGTGACGTATGACCCTTGGCAGATGGAGAACAGTGCGCAGCGGCTGCGTAAGCTCGGGATCAACATGCAGCCGTTTCAACAGCAGAAGGAGCGCGCCATCGCCGACAGCGAGCTGCGTGACTTAATCATCAACCGGCGCATCGCTCACAGGGGCAACCCGCACTTGCGCGAGCATATCGGTAACGCGGCGGCTGAGATCGACCGCGAAGAGCGTAAGATCCGTATCAAGAAGAAGGCCCCACACCGGAAGGTAGACCTGGCCGTCGCTTTGAGTATGTCCGCGAGACGCTCGCTCGTATTGTATCTGTGACCCCCCCCCTGAGCTCGGCTGCAAGGAGGTATAGTGATGGTGATGGGGAACGGCTCCGGCGCAGACAAGCAGCTAGACGAGCGAGCGCTCGCCGCGAGCGTCATCGATACGCCGCCCGCTATCCCTGGCGCGTCGCCTACGAGCTCTCCACTGCTCTGGTTCGTCTCTCAGGTCGCCGACGAGATTCCCGCCTGGGGCACCACGCCGAAGCTCCGCGACATGCACCTGCGGCGGTTCATCGGGCAGGAGTCGCTTTTCACGAGCGCCCTCGGCATCGTCGCGGCGCGGAATAGCGGATTTCGCTGGACGATCAACGGCCCTCCGAGCACGATTCAGGTCACAAAGAACATCCTTGACAACGCCGACCAGGGGCGCGGCTTCGAGCACATGGTGCGTAAGCTCACGATTGACTTGGCTACTCAGGATAATGGCGCGTTCATGGAGATAGCGCGGGCGGGCCAGTCGCCTGAGTCTCCCCTCGTCGCGCTCAATCACCTGGACGCCGCGCGCTGCTGGCACACGGGCGACCCGATGCAGCCTGTGCTCTACCTCGACCGGCTCAACCGCTATCACCTGCTCGACTGGTGGAACGTTGTCGAGCTCTCCGAGATACCCACGCCCATTGAGGGATTTTACGGCCAGCAGTATTGCGCGTTGACGAGGCTCCTGCTCGCGGCGCAGGTGCTGCGGAACATCGCGATCTATAAGCAAGAGAAGACCGGCGGACGGCACAACCGCGCGATTCACCTGATCGGCGGTATCACGAAGCTGGAGATCGAGAGCGCGATCCAGCAATACCAGACCTTCGCCGACGCTCGCGGGCTTACGCGCTACACGAACCCCATCATGATCGGCGCTGCCGATCCAAAGGCCAACATCAGCAAGGAGACCATCGAACTCGCCAGCCTGCCCGACGACTTCGACGAGGAGAAGACGTTCAAGTGGTACATCGCGCAGATGGCGATGGCGTTCCTCACGGACTATCAGGAGTTCGCTCCGCTCCCTGGTGGCGGGCTCGGGACGGCGACGCAGAGCCAAATGCTCAACATGAAGACGCGCGGCAAGGGGCCTGCGCTGTTCATGGGGCTGATGCAGCGGGCGCTCAATGCCTACGCTCTTCCGAGCAACGTCGAGTTCACCTACGAAGAGCAGGACATCGAGGCAGAAGAGCAGGAGGCGCAGATCAGGAAGACTCGCGTGGAGACGCGCAAGATGCAGGTCGAGATCGGGGAAATCACGCCTGAGGAGTCGCGAC